AAGAATGGTTTTAGCCTTATTACTAATTAGTTTTATCTTTACAAATACTGCCTACGCTTTGCCTAGCAAGACTCTTTCCTATAAGTCTATAGAGCAGGCAGCAAATGCCTTAAAAGTGGCCCCAGAGGATCGTACAGGCTACGTAAGGACCAAGTTTAAGCACTGGGTTGGTGTTGGTAATGGATGCGACTCACGAAAAGCAGTAATCATTTCAGAAGCAGTTATTAAGCCAGTTGTTGAAAAAGGCTGTGTAATTAAAGGCGGAGAATGGCTTAGTATTTATGACAATGTAAAAGTAACTGATGCTGGAAAGTTAGATGTAGATCATATGGTTCCACTTGCAGAAGCCTGGGACTCTGGAGCCTCTGCATGGGATGATAAAAAGCGTGAATTGTATGCAAATAATCAAACAGACGCAAGACATTTAATTGCTGTAACAGGAGTCTCTAATCGTTCTAAATCAGATAGAGATCCCGCTGAGTGGATGCCAACAAATGAAAAATATAAATGTCAATACATTATGAATTGGGTATCTATTAAAGTCAGATGGTCTTTATCTGTAGATGAAAAAGAATTGCTGGCAATTAAATCTATTAAATGCCCTAAACTAAAAATAACAATAACATCACTTTAGGATTAAATTATGCCAAAATATGAATACCTGTGTTATCCTTGTGCAATAAACATTACTAAAGAAAGATCTATCTTAGAAGATGAGCCTAAATATTTTTGTGAAAAATGCAACGGTGTCCTAACTAGACAATACACTTCATTTGGTGTACAATTTAATAGTAAGGGTTTTTACTCCACCGACAATAAGAAGGTATAATATGAATAGAATGACTGAGCAAACCGCTGAACGCAAATGGCTTCTTACACCTTTAGATAGGTGTGATTCTTGTCCAGCACAGGCATACGTGTCTGTAACTGGAGTAAATGGCGAACTAATGTTTTGCAGCCATCATTATAATAAAATTATGAATGACCCAGTTGGAAAAGAAAAGATGATGGCATACGCATACTCTTTCTTAGATGAAAGAGAAAGGCTTATTGAAAATAGGCTACAAGGCGAATCGTATCAATAATGTTCATTCAAGATGACAATTTTTTAACATACGAAGAACAGGTTGATTTTGCTAATCAAATTTTTTCAAACTATGAACCAAACTGGAAAGTTTGGAGAGCCCTAGAAATAATGAATATTCCAGGGCAAAGAGAAAAACTACCAAAGTCATTAGTACTAGCAACACCTGATTCCTATAATACATTTCAAGTTGTGCAAGATTTAAATAATAATGAGTATGAATATGTATTTAGTAAATTTTGTGATAAACATAATATCAAACCTAAAACTGTGATTAGGGCCAGGATAAATATTTTAACTAGGTCTGATTATGATAACTATAATTATCCACATGTTGATAATGCAATTCCCCATGATGTGTTCCTGTATTACTTTAATTCTGCAGATGGAAATACCGTTATCTTTGATAAAAAACTTGGAGATGATATTTCTAATCCTAAAGATTTACCAGTTTTACATTCTGTAGAACCTAAAATGGGTACTGCAATAAAATTTGACGGTAGATATTACCATTCATCTACATCACCAAAAGAATCACAAATTAGATGCATTCTTAACATTGACTACAGGGAGTAAAAATGAAAGAAGAAGATCTTATCTTTATAGATTTAGTTGAACAAGGTGCAATTGAGTATGCTGGTTTAAATGAAGAGGGTGAAGCAATTTATAACTTTACCGACAAATTAAAAGACATTAATCCAGATCTATTTGACATACATCAAACACAATTAAACCGTGAGGTAATGTTTTTGTGGGAACAAGGATTTTTAATAATTGATTTATTGCAAGACAATCCAGATGTTGGGTTAACAGAAAAGGCTTTTGATGAAGATGCTATTTCTTGGTTAGATGATATCTATAAAACAGTTTTGAACGAAATCAAAAGAATTTTATCGCAACAGTGATACAATAGATGTATGAATGAATTTATTGTAACATTCTTGACAATTTACGGTATTTGGGCTATACTTCATACAGTAAAGAAAAACGAAAGCAAGTCTTTACCAAAAATTAAATATAGTCAGACTAGGATTCACAGTATTATTTCTAGCCTTTTGCCAGAAGGTATAGAGATAAAACGTGTATCTCAAACTACAAAACTGAAAGAAAAAAATACCTTTCGTGTTTTGGTTGTTGGCCCAACTGCTTACTGGGTAAATAACAATGTGTTTTATCAAGCAAATGTAGAAGAAGGCGAAGTCGATAGGGAAAATGCAAAACCAATTGACTTTACAAATATGGACAATAAAGAAGTAGCAAAGATGTTAGATATATTAGATCACCTAAAGAATGGAAAAAGAAATGAAGGTCGTAGTACAGGGAACCAATGAGTTCGATGAGTATTCTGTTTTCCTTCGTTCTATGGGTGTGATGATGTCTGGTTTAAAAGAAACCGATCATGAGTTTATTGTATATTCGTTAGGGCCATCAAATGTAAATGATTTTGCTTCTGAGTTTTGTAATGTTTCAGAACGAAATCTAAAGGCTAGAGGAATCAAAGTTAAGTTTATCAAGGTTCATTATACATGGGTCGAAGAAAACTTACATGAAATTGATTACTTTTCCTATCTATCAAAACCAAACCAAGCACTATCAAATATAGCAAGACTTGCACAAGAGCAAGATTTTGAATTTGGAACATTCCAATACTAAGGAGTAATAATGATTGTAAATAATTTAAAACAAATGGAATCAATTGTTTCCATGAATAGCAAATTGTCTTGGGATGGTTGGGATGTTCTTGAACTAACTCCATTAGATTCTGCTGCCTTTGAAAAAAACGGAGTATATAAAAATAATAAATGGAATATTCAAAAAAGATATGTAGCAAACCGTAACGGCTGGACTATGCCAGATAAGTACAAACAGCATGAATAAACATTTATGGAAAGAAAGTGCTGCCTGTAAAGACTTTGATACAAATCTATTCTTTGATAAGTATGAGGAAACTCCAGATATTCGTCATGGTGTTGACAGTGTTTGCCTAAAGTGTCCAGTAGCAGCAACTTGTTTTGCTGTTGGAATATCACAGAAAGAATATGGAATTTGGGGCGGTATTTATTTAGACAAAGGTAAAATATCTAGAGAGTTTAATAGCCATAAGACAAAATCTAAATGGTCTGAAATATGGCAGAATCTGACAATGAGGTAAAATGTATACAGACGCAATGAAGCGAGCAGTTAGATCTCTTACTCCTCCACAAGGATTTGGTGTAGATATTATTGATAATGAGCATTTCATTACAGTAAGAGCAGATGAAAAAAGTTTTATGAATTTATTTGACAGAGATAAAAGAGTTGCTGTAGAATATATGGTAAGGGTTAAAAAAGCCTTAGAAGAAAATGGGGCTATAGTTATGTTAGTTAGGACGGGTGGAAAATGATTATAAAAAAAATTATATGTAAATTTAAAGGTCATATTCTTGTAGATGCTGGAGCATGTCCATTTACTGGCAATACATATGTTGGCTGTACTCGTTGCAATACTCTTAAGGTTGTTTGATGCAAACATTTTTGCCGTCAAGTGACATTTCATATACCGCAAAATCTTTAGACAATAAAAGACTTAACAAACAGATCCTTGAGGGGTATCAAATACTCAAAGTGTTGTCAGGAGAGTCACCGTCTGGAGCATGGCGTAATCACCCTGCAGTGCTTATGTGGAAGGGCTATGAGACTGGCCTGTGGTCTTATATACAGCACATGATAGAAGAGGCTAAGGTTCGTGGTATTAAGACAATAAACAATGAGAACAACCTTAATGATCTTAAAGAAAAATGTTCGGGTAGATGGGGAAAGACTCCACCAATGTTTTGGTCTAATGATAATAAAGTAATGCGTATTACAACAACTCACAAGGCCAATCTATTTAAAAAAGATCCTATCTATTATATTAAATATCAGTATGCAAAATCAAGCCCATACAATGTTCCGTGCTGTCCAGAACGCAAAGTTCCTTGCCAATATTATTGGCCAACACATGAGGAAAGAAATGAGTTATTAGATGCAGTTCTTTAATTTAATTACGTTTACTGGATTATTTTTAAGCATATGCTTTATTGTATCCTTGTCCTATAAAGTATATACATTAAAAACATTATTAAAACAATTTGTTCTTGATCAAAAAATATTAAAGGCTTTTTCTGAAACTTTAAAATATCAATTAGATTTAGTTAAAAATGAAACAGATGAAACTCAAGAAAACTTTATTAAATTTTTATCAGATTCTAGAGACGTGGCTTTTAACTATATTGAAGAAACAATGGCTATTGTTAATGATATTATCTTATATTGTGAGCAACAAATTGAACAGCCAAAGTTGGCAGACTTATACTCAGATGCAAAATTAAAATTTATTTTAGAAAAACTCAAGCCTATAGTTGAGCAAAAATAAAAAGATTTATAGCAATATGCGCTATAATGGTATATGGAAGAGGTGATTAAATGAATAAAGAACAAATGAAAGCAATGCTAGCATCATACGGAAGATCTTTTGTTATTGCAGTGGCAGCGACATTTGCAGTACCTGACAGCGACATGGATCTAAAGGGTCTATTAGTTGCAGGTTTAATTGCAGTTGCAGGACCAGCAATTAGAGCCGTTAACTCAAAAGATCCAGCATTTGGTTTAATTGCAGATGTTGTAGACGTAGAACTTAAAAAGTTAGCATCAAAGCCAGCAAAAAAGAAAGTTGCTAAAAAGGTAGCAAAGTAATTATACTTAATAGATAGGGATAGATACGTCTGTCCCTATTTTTTTATATAGAGGGAATTTATGAATTTTGTATACATATGTAAAGATGGTGAAAACGAAGAACTTAGATACTCAATTAGATCTGTTGTAAAAAATACTAATGATCCAAAAATTTGGGTAGTTGGTGGAAAACCAGATTGGTATGTTGGTAATCATATTTCAGTATTACAAAATCAACATAAATATCAAAATGCACTTAATAATCTTAGGGCTGCCTGTGCCTCTGAAGAAATACCCGAAGACTTTATATTAATGAATGATGATTTCTATATTACAAATAAAATAGATGAAATAAAAATATATAACAATGGATTGCTTGAAGATCAAATAAATCAGTATCATAATCTTGGGCTTAGGTCTACTTATTTACATAGACTAGGAAAAACATATGCCTATCTACAAAGAAGAGACATACCAAACCCTATTAGTTATGAAGTTCACTTGCCAATGCCAATGAAAAAAAGCAAACTAATAACCATCCTTGAAGAAAATTATTCAACACTTTGGAGATCAAAGTATGGAAATACATTTAACATTGGCGGAGAAACAGTAAAAGATGTCAAGGTTCACAAAAGTGGTGGGTTAGTTGCACTTTCATATAATCAAGACCAAGAACAAATTCCTTACTTGTCTAGCGCAGATAGTTCTTTTATGTTTTTGTTAGATTATTTAACTACAAATTTTTCAGAAAAATCTACATATGAGCAATAAGATCTAAATACTTATCCTTTAGATTATTTTTAGCAAAATGATTTAGTCCTATTTGTAATGCAGAATCTTTCATTTCACGCTTATCTTTGTTATCCATATACTCATCAACAATACTTGCTAGATGTTCTGGATTTCCATCATATACATCTACTAACGATTTGGCTTGAAAACTATTGATGTGTTCAGATTTTATTAACCATTTTTTAGGAAGCAACAAATTGTTTGGAGATATGTCCGTCATAAATACTGGGAGTCCACTAATCAATGCCTCATTCATTGGAAGGCACAAACCAGCATACCTTCTTGGCAAAAGCATAGCATCAAACCCATTATAAAGTTCTTCCCTATTTTCTGGATTACTATTATTAATTGTAACTCTTGAATCTTTTAAATCTAACTCTGGAAACTTTTGTGTTGTAATTACTAACTCATAACTTGCCTTTGAATACTTAAGCATTTGCAAAACAGTTTGAGTTCCATTTCTATCCTTTGCTGCAAACTTTCCACCAACGTGCAACAATCTATTATGATCTTTTGACATATTGTTTTGTCTAACATTTTCAAATAAGGTTGTGTCGGTTGGTGGTGGAAGGTGAATTACTTTACATCTTCCATCAACCATTTTTTCTATTTGCTCTATGTTCCATAAACTTGGAGCAAGTAAAACATCTGGAAGTTCTGCTTCTGGATTAGACATGTTAAGTAAAAATTCAAAATTATATTGTAAGATTGTTTTAATGCCTCTTCGTTTGGCATAATGTAAAAAATCTTGTCTATAGAAAGTTTCACAACTTAGCACCACATCTATGTTTCTTAAAAAATCTATTACTTCTGGCTTAGTTGGAAAACCTCTTTCCGTATGTACTACATTATAATCCTTATACCATTCTGGATGTTGTTCATTACTATTGAAATGTTCTGAGTCAATCAATAAAATTTTGTCGGGATTAAGCATCTTAACTAATTCCCGTGTTTGATTTCCTAGTCCAGTATTATCAGATCTAGCAATAATTCCAAGTGTCATCCAGTGTATCCTCTAATCTCATCATCACTTGTATATTTAAGTGTTCCTTGACGACCATCTAAATGCTGTGATCTTTTAATGTTTCCTTCTGGATGATATATCCAAAGTTTGTGTTTTTCCCATCCTTCTTCACTAAAAAGATTATAAGGTAAAATGTCATCTTGAATTATTCCATGAGTTCTATCTTCAATAAAAGCACAATCATCAAGCGGTGGCAAGATTACATTTCTATAATATGAAACCCTACTTAGATGTGGCCTTTGACTCCATTGAGCAGTTTTCATAAAACCATTTTCAAGCCCAAACATTAAATGTTTGTGTGGTTCTGGAATAGATGCTTCAAAATGAAATCTTATTGTATTTGCTTTTTCATACTCAATCATATCTAAACATTTCTGCCAATCAATTTCTATATCTGGAGTTAGAGGTGTATCTCCCTCAACATATAAAAGTAAAGATGTTTGTATTTCTTTTATTGTTTGTCTCATCATTGTTGTTTGATGGCTATGCTGATCAAAAATAACTGGCAAAACATTTTTATATTCGTGTAAACATTTCCAAAGAATGCGATTTTTATATTCATCGTAATCATTTTTTCTATGCAACTGTTCTTTTCTTAATCCATCAATCTGCATAATGATTTCATTATCTGGAAAATGTGCTCTAACACTATGTATTGTTTCTTCTATCATTTCAGTGTTTGGATGATCTGGAACAATTGATGTTGCTAAAATTATTGTCACATCATTCTTATGCATTGATTTGCCTCATTAATTTAATTCCAAAATCTCTTTTATATTTGATCCACCAGCATACCACAGTATGCATATTGTTTGGATAGCCTTCTAATAATCTTAATGTAAGGTTAGGTAATTCATTCCAATCTTTTGTTTTATAAAATGGAACTACTTCATTAAAAAGACGTTGATAAAAATCATCCTCTAAGCCACTTGAATCTATAAGGTCTGCTATTGGCAAAGACATCATTTCTATTGCTTCAAACAATCTAAATGAGTCAATAACTACAGCCCCTGCAGGGCAGGCAGCAATTCTTGAACTGGCCAGGTTGTCATAGTAGTAAATTGGCTTATCTCCTCTGGCAAAGCCGTCTGTGGGCTTATAAAGGGCATTGTTAACCAATGCTATTGCCCCTGCCAATTGTTCTCTTCTTTGATGTGTAATCTGCCCAGCAAAAAATACGTCATATGTTTTAGTCTTATAATTAGGCAAATTGTTTTTTAAATGTTGCGGGACACCAATAGGAAACTTATTATATTTTTCATGTTTTTTGTGAGGGTATTGAATCCAAATCTCTGCATTAGGATGATCTATTCTATCTATATCAAAGACTCCTTCTTCATCCCCTGTTATAAATAAAACTAATCTAGATATATTTTTCAATTCTTTTGATATATGTTTTTCATGTCCTATATTTTGTGGCCCAGGAATTACAACAAACGCTCTGTCTGTTATAGGTAAAGAGTTAACTTTAGTTTGTTCTATGTTGTGTTTATCAAATATTTCTTTTAGAAGACCGTAATCCCATTTGTCAGCAGCACAGTCTTCTTCATTAAAAGAATATAGGTAACAGTTAGATTGCTTCATAGAATAAATGTACCTCATGTTGATAGTCAAGGAAAGTTTCTTTATATCCAATACCTTTAATAAATTGTCTTAGGTCGTAGAGATATTCATTCCAATACATCATCATAAATTCTGGATGACCAGATAGCCAGATTTTTGGTTTGAACTCTCTCATAACTTTTTCTGCACCACCAAGTACACGCCATTCGCTACCCTCAACATCTAATGAAATTGCAGTAGGTGGCTTTAATCCTTTTTGATAAACAAGAGTATCAATCTTTGTTTGACCATATTTGTCTGCCTCATATTGAAGTTCTTTAAATCCATGCGCTGCCTCAATAGGAGCATCTGCTTCTGGTGGAAATTCTCCATAATATATTCTTGCAAGTTTATTGTCTTTGTCTGACGCAAATCCAGGAAGGCAAGCAAGTGGCATCTCTAAATTATTTGCACTCCACAGTAATGGGAAGTGTGACCAAACCTTTGGATTAGGTTCAAATAAAACTACTTCAGCACCCCACATTTGACATAGAGCAGGCATTTCTCCTTCTTCTGCGCCAACATAATACATAACATCTCCAGATGAAATATTTTCTGACATATGTTTTAGTCTTGGCTTTTCCCAACCGTGAGGTTGATACCAATCTGGTCTATCTGCACGATGTTTTGGTAAAGTAATCTCAAACTCTCCGTTAATAACAGCCTTAATCATTTCAGTCATAGTCCCAACTCCTTTATAATAGTTGCCCATCTGTGAATATATGTATGTTCTTGTTTAGTTCTTTCATGACCATTTAATCTTATATCTTCCCTGCTAAGATTGTCTTCAAGATATTCATCTATTTTATCTGTTAAATCTTTTAAGTTGCCATGTTCATAAAAAACAATTTCACTTTCATCTTCAAAATATTCTTCAAGACCTTTAATACGAGGGTAGATAGTAAATCCACCACGACCAGTACTTTCAAATAATCTATCACTTGTATAGTAAGGATAGTTAAAACCTATATTTAAACTATCACCAACTGCTATTTTGCTTTTAGCATAAATTCTATTTAATTTGTCTCCACGAACAGTTCCAGTATCACCATCTCCACCTACATGTAAAAATTTTTTACCATAAACATCTCTTAAGTGATCTATTAGTTGCGGTCTGTATGGGTATTCATGATGGTATCTTTTACTTCCGACAAAAATTACATCATAGTCAAAATTATTTTCATCATAATCTGAATGAATATAACAATCTTTATCATAAACTCCAGCAGGCATGAAGTGCCCCTTAACATTAGTGTTCTCATTAAACCAATCAGTCATTAACTTATCTGTTGCAAAGAAGTGCCCAATTGTTTTATAGAAGTCATCCTCTTCTAAATCTTTCTGTCTTTCTAAACCAAACCATAGGTCTAAATGGTATGTCATTGTGGGGATATTAGCCTTCTTTAACTCTTCTAGCACGTGACCCATTCCAAGCCTTCCAGGAGTCACCCAGCCGTGTGTATGCACCCATATAAAAAGATCACTATTCATTGCTTGTTCAAGAACAAAACTATCCTTAATTGTTCTTTCCTGCAATTTACAAACGGTATGGCCAAGAGACTCTAAAGACTTAGCATGATGATTCTCACTACTATATGACACTTCAAAGTTACCTAAAAATACAATATGAGCCATGAAATCCAATCGTTAGTTTTACAATTATAGCAGAATATATGTTATACTAAAAGCATGATAGAAGAAAATTATGAATTAATTGATAAAGCAGAAAAGCCAAACTATGCTGATTTTATTAAACCAAGAAGTGGTGGATCTGATCCATCAAACCCAAAACTTTATGCTAGAGTTGTTCAGGCAGCAAAAGATAAATTTGATGTATACCCATCAGCAGTTGCAAATTCTTGGGTAGTTCAGGAATACAAGCGTCGTGGTGGAACATACAAATCAAACTCAGTTGCAGCAAAATCAGTTTGGGATGGAAGTATGTTTGATACAAGAGGATTTAATAAGTAATGGCTGACACATATAGCCCAACTTCTGGAATGAAGGCTGCAGCAAGACGTGCACTTAAATGGAAAGAAGATGGAAAAGCCACAGGCGCAGGAACACCAGTTGGTTGGGGCAGAGCAACAGATATTGTTAATGGTTCACCGATGTCTCTTAGTACCGTTAAGAGAATGTATTCTTTCTTTTCCCGTCATGAAGTAGATAAAAAAGGTAAAGGGTTTTACTCTGGCCCAGAGTTCCCATCAAATGGAAGAATTATGTGGGATGCATGGGGTGGCGATGGTGGTTTCAGTTGGAGTCGTGGCATAGTTAATCGTGAAAAAAATAGAAAAGAAAAAATTTGGGAGGGAAGTGCTTTTAGTTTACAAGATGAAGCACAACCTGCATTTGGAAAGTCTTTATGGGATGGTTCTGCTTTTAGATTTACAAAGCATTAACCTTAACTAAAACAATGATTAATAATACTAATGATTATTTTAATCTTGACAAAGTTACTTGGGGTCCATACTTAGATAAACAAGGACAAACAAAAAACAATATTTTTTATAGAAAAAATAACTATGAATATCGATGTGATGATTTTACCAATAAGCATGATAAAAAACATATTTTATTTTCTGGTTGTTCTATGACCTCTGGCAGTGGATTAGAGGAATCTGAAGTTTGGTCTAAAATGTTATATAAAGAACTAAATAAAAATAATACACATTCTGGATATTTTAATTTAGCAATTTCTGGTCATTCTGTTGCAAAAATAATTCACAATTTATTTAAATATTTTAAATTATTTGGAAATCCAAAAATTATTTTTTTGTTGTTGCCACCCATAGATAGAGAAGATGTTTTTTATAAAGATGATGTTTGCGAAGAAATGTTTTTTTATAACTACCTTATGCTTGAAGAGTATTGTTATTCTAATAAAATAAAATTAATATCAACATTTTGGAAAGATTATACAAATAAAAAAAATTTAAACAAAAAATTTATGTCCTCTGATTTTCAAAAAAGTGGTATTTTTAATAATTTTGATACAATTTTTTCACCTTTAATTTCAAAAGATTTTTTGTTAGAAACATTTAACTATATAGAATTAAATAAAAAACATCCTAGGCTATGGAAAGCAGATGATGATGACATTGACATTTATCGTCATCCAGGAATAGAAGCACAATATACAGTGTACAGACATTTTAAAAAACAATATGAAGATTCTCTAACTATCTTATAATATTACTATTATATTTTTTTTCCCAATTAACTATATCTGCTTCATCATTTAAAAGTGGTTGCCCTTTTATGTTTAGACTTGTATTGAGAAGAATTGGCACTCCAGTTTCTAAATAAAATTTATTTAATACTCTGTATAATCCTGGATGTTGTTTTTCGTTTACTGTTTGAACTCTAGAAGTTCCGTCAACGTGAACTACAGAAGGAATATTATTTGGTTTTTTACATTTAACCGCATACTGCATATATGGAATAGATGTAGTTGGCATTTCAAACCATTTATCTGCTAAATGTTCTAGTACTACTGGAGCAAATGGTCTAAACTCTTCTCGTTGTTTTATTTTATTTACCTTGTTTTTAATCTCTGGGTCTCTTGGGTCTGCCAAAATACTTCTATTTCCAAGTGCTCTTGGACCAAACTCGGCTCTTCCTGAAGCAACTGCTGCAATTTTATTTTCTTTTAATTGTTTTAAAATTTGATCAACGGGATATGTTCCACCTAAATCATGTCCTAAGTACGGACCATTCCAATTAATATGTTTTCCATATAGTGCTGCTGCTGCACCAAGAGAACTTCCAGCATCTCCTGGATTAGGCATAATCCAAACATTATTAAACACTTCCCACAATTGTGTATTAGCAGAACAATTTAAAGCACAACCACCCATAAATACTAAATTTTTTTTACCTGAAATTTGTTTAGCCTTTAGCATAAAATCAAGCAGTCTGATTTCATATACTTTTTGAACTGCTGCTGCAATGTCAAATTTATCTTGTGCAAAAATATTATAAGGCCAATCAGATATTCCTTTATGAAAACTATATTTTTGTGTATTTACATCTGGAAAATATTCTATAACTTCTTTATAGTATTTTTTCCAATCTCCATACCCTGCCATACCCATCATAATATACTCTTCTTCATTTGGTTTTAACCCAACCAATTGAGTAAAGGCAGAATAAAATAGTCCAAAACTAAAAGGATAGTTTTGTTTTTCTAATAGATTAATTTTGTTACCTTCTCCAGTATAAATTGACGAGGTTGTCCATTCCCCTACTGAATCTAAAACTACAATAACTGCATCATCAAATTTACTTGTAAAATACCCTGCTGCTGCATGTGAATAGTGGTGATTAAAATTTGTTATTTTTATTTTTGATGTATCAAATTTAGTTTTAAATTTTGGTTTCCAGTCTGAAGCACCACCAAAAAGCAATCTTGATTTCTTTAGCCAAGGTTTTTCATAGTACGCTATTTGATCTGGATATCCATACTGAAATGCATCATCAAATAGTTCTTGGCAGTTGTACCAATCATTTTTTATTTTGCTATATCTTTCAGAGTGTCCAGCAAAAAGTATATTCCCATCTTCTATTAAAGATATAGATGCGTCATGAGAGGTTCCATTAATTCCAAGAATAATCATTGTATGCCTTTTCTAATAAATTAATATATAAACCTATTATTGTTTTTTCTTTTTTTTATTTTTAATAAATAATAAAATAATTTTATTTTTTTAAATATATTAATCAATTAAACAACGCCTCCAATTGAAAAATAGTAGCCCGACCACTTTTTCTTTCAAACAAATTTTCATCAACAATAGATATGAATGTTGGAACACCCATTACAGCAAAGTCAACAGCAGTTTGCATATCATCATCAATATCTACTTTAGTATAAATAACATCTGGATGTCTACGTCTAAAATCTTCAATAACAGGTTCCATTGCTTTACATGGAGTACACCATTTTGCAGTAAAATGCATTAACTGTTTCATTGGTCCAATCCTTGTCTATTAGGATTGCTTTCTCTACCGTTCATTCCATCAGGGTTATCGTTTAAAATAAAAGGAATAATTTTATATCCATTATTTTCCAACTTATTAATAATTTTTTTAGTCATATATGAAGGATCATCTGAAAGAGTATATCCATAATCATCCCATAACATATTTTTTATAAGTGAAAAAGGAGTTGTTGTCATTTTTGATTCTTCTTTTTTCTTTTAGGATTCAATTCGTCCTCATCTTTAAACTTTTTCTTAACAAAATCTATGTTTCGTTCTCGTCTAATACCATGCTTATTTACATCAACTATAACTCTAGGCCTTAAACCTTTTTCTTCTGCCATAACTTCCTTTGGTAGTGATTATAAATAATCAGATATTTATTATACCACCATTCTAGACATATGTAAGTCTTGAGAATTCTTCAGCAAGAGTCATTGTCATCCTAGACCTTTCGTCCAATATTTGATGATAATCTTCATAAATCGTGCCGTTACTATAGTATCTATAATAGGTTCTTCTAAAATGAAAATTACAATAAAAAATACTTTCTGAGATATTGTTTCTGTCTTTTATTGCTGTAAAATTTATTTTACCAGGAACAATGCCAGTGGGTGTAACCTTTACAAGGGCATCAGCAGTGCAATTATGGCCTGGAGTATATGTATTAATTAGCGAGCATTTATGTCCAAGTGTTTCTGTAGTTGTTACATTTTTTGCAAATGTTTCTTTTACTCTTTCTGTTTCATCAATTATAAAATTTTGAATATTTTTCCAAGAAACATTAGGTTCTGAATATCCACTCCTAGTCATATAAATTTCATAATAATAATGATAATCACATAAAAATTTTTTACCATGTATACCATCTACATAAACAAATGCGGGAGCAACACAAGATAAATTACAATTTTGAGTAACACCACCTGCTTCCAGTATTTCTTTAGGCAAATGCATTTTTACATCAAACGATTGACAAATCTCATTACTTATATTCAAAATAATCTCCATATTTTTCTGCTTGGTTTGAAAAAAAGGTAGCAAAAAGGCCACATAGATTACCCCAAAAGCCCATAAACCTATTAGGATTAACAAATAGTTTCATTTCTTGGTACGACTTGTCTCTAACCCTTCGATCCTCATGAGAAGTATTAGTCATTTACTTTTTCCTTTGCAATAGATTCAAGTTCTCTTTGTGCCAACAGGATGTTATTGTTTCTAATTTGACTTGTAAGTCTATATCGTTCTGCTGCTTCTTGTCTTTGTTGCTTTGATAAATGTGGTTTATCTGCAAGGCGAAGTTTATTTTTACTTGCCCGTTTTTGTTTATGTTGAGAAACCTTAGTATTACTTTTTTTCATTATATTCCTTATCCCATATCTCATATACGCTTGTGTCATACTCACTTGCTGCCTCATGCTGTATAATTTTCATGGCAATTAAATCATGAATTGCACTTCTACCAGTGTTTACTTCATATTTATTATGAAGATCTTGTATTTGAAACAAAATTTCAGCAGCATGATTAGAAGAATACATACTACAAGAATACCATATAGAACAAATAAAAGCAACAAACACCTACTGTTAATTAGATGTTCTTTTTCTATTTACCCTAAATCAAAATACTCCTGATATTATTAAATTATGAAAACTTCTAGATTTATCGTAGCAGCAATCGCTGCATCTTTATTCATCGCCCAACCAGCCCATGCAGATCAACTTACGGGTTCTGGTTCATCATTCATTGCTAACTTTATTAATGAATGCCGTGTTCAATATGTAAAAGCCTCTGGACATAACATAGAATACACACCACTAGGATCAGGTGCTGGAATTAATATGTTTATGCAAGGCACTGTTGATTTTGCAGCAAGTGATGTTGCTGCTTCACAAATTAATAAAGCAAAAGATTTTGTGTATGTTCCATTAGTAGCAGGCCCTATTGCAATTGCATATAGAATTGATGGGTACAAAGGCAAGATTCAATTAAAGAAAGAAACATTGGCTAAAATTTTTGCAGGGGATATAACAAAATGGAATGATCCTCAAATACTTAAAGATAATACTATAAAGAAAGTAAAACCAAAACTACCAAACCTTCAAATCATGGTTTTCTATCGTGCAGATAGTTCAGGAACAACTCAAGTAGTAGCAGAATACCTTAGTGCTATTGCTCCATCAATCTGGACAAAGGCTCCAAACAAGTCTTTCACACAAGCATTTCCAAAAACTCAATTACCTATAGGAACCTTTAGTTCTGTTGCTGGAACTAATCTTATGGCATCTCAGGTTGCACGTACAAATGGCGCAATAGGCTATATGGAATCTTCTTATGCTACAAATCAAAATCTTGCTAAGGCATCTATTGAAAATGGTGCTGGTGTGTTTATGCAACCTACATCTGAAGCAGCATCTGCATTCCTGAGTGACTTTGAGCCTGAAGGAAATGGCATCATTGTTCCAAACTATAACAACAAGGATAAAAAGGCTTACAACATATCCTCGTTCTCTTATGGCCTAGCACCAACACAGGCAAGCGATAAGGCAAATATTATTAAAGGATTCTTTAAGTATACTGCCACTTCATGCGCTAGTCTTTCAGCCAAAAAATTGGAATACTCTCCACTTACAGGATCAGCATTGGCTATAGCAAAAGCACAGATTGCATTAATTGGATCTAAGTCTTAACCTATAGAAATAAATATAATAAAACATACGCTACAACCAGCATACATGAAATAACTATTGCTGGTTTGTAAAATTTAAGCAGTGGCATATTGTCCTAACTTGTGTGATAGTTTAAATGTTTCTTGCATACACCAATAATTTTGTAGCCTGCCATATCGTCATATAGGGCAACCTCGCTGCAGAAATGGCATTTAAGCCTTTTCATAATATCAGAGTATACAGCAATCATACTTCAATTATAGCATATGGTTAATTTCATTGTCTTCAGACAAAATGAAGACGTTTTTTTTGTAGAGTTTACTAAATCTTCTTTTGTAATCACTTACGATTTAAACCTAATGCTGGCCTTGACATATCAGAGCCATCATACTTAAACCAGAGAGTAGCAGAATATCTTTCTTTTACAGTATTTTCAAGTACTTCATGCCAATAGTCTGCATTACTAGGAAATGTGATAAAACTGTTAGCCTTTGGTTTAATTTTCAAATTATGATCCATAAAATTAATTTCTCCTCCTTCATAGTCATCATTGATATAATATATTACTGCAAAATCTCCTGCAGTATCCGCATGCTCATGCATCTTATATCCTTTTTCAAATTTAATTAAAGGAACTGTTCCTTTTTCAAAAACATAAAGTTTTACATTATGAAAATTTGTACATTTTTGATAAGCGGTTCTAAAAATTTTTTCTAACAAATCAACAATTTCTTCTGGCATTTCTTTTGATAAAAGAAACTTAACCCCCCAAGGTTGAGTTTGCCAAGAATCAACACTTATTGTATAATCAAGCAGTTGTTTGTGTTCTTCTTTAGACAAAACATTTTCTGTAACCTGTATATTATTTATAGAGTTTCCTAAATTAGATTGGATCATCATACCACTCGCTTTTCTTATTAAAAGTAGACCCAGTATACTGAAACCACAAAGATGAACTATATCGGTCTCCACTTGTAATTTCAACTACTTCGTGCAAATAGTTTTCATTTCCAGGAAAAACAATTAAACTATTTGGTTTAGGTTTAATCTTTAATTTATAATTTGGAAAATTAATTTCTCCACCTGTGTAATCATCATTAATATAATATACTGATGCAATATGATTTGATTCACTTGACTCAGCATCTATATGTTGTTTTAAAGAAAAATCTTTTTCAAATTTAAGCAAATTTAATGACAAATCTTCAAAAAAATTAATTTTTATATCATAAAAATTTTTAGATTTTTCATAAGCAAGCGTAAAAACTTTATTTAATGAATTAAGAATTTCTTTAGGCATCTCATGAAATATAATAACTTTACTATCCCAAGGTTGAATTGTCCAAGATTCACGGGTTTTTACAAAATCAAGTATTTGTTTATGCTCATCTTGAGATAACACATTTTCAGTATATTGTATGTTATTTATAGAGTTTCCTATTTTTGCAACATTTGCTAAATAGATTTCATCTTTTTTAGAATGATTTTGGATCATAATTCATAAAATTCTTTGGATCATAATTGATCTTTTTATAATGCTTTAGATTATCTTTTGTTTCTCCTACAAATGTAGAACCTTTAAAAACAAAACTTACCTGGTAAGTATACCTAAATCCTTTTGTAACTTCATGTACTCCGTGAGCATAGTTTTCGTTACCAGGAAACATAAGTAAACTATTTGATTTTGGTTTAATTTTTAAATTATAATCTGGAAAAAATATTTCTCCACCTTCATAATCATCATTAAGGTAATACATACCTATAATATGTAGATTTTTTTGAGCCTGTATGTCTATATGAAGGTTCATTTTACTTCCAGGACTCCACCTTCTTAAAAGAACGTCTCTAATTTCTGGATAATCATTTACTTTTACATCATAATAATCCATACAATTTAATCTAGCAAGTGGATATATTTTTTTTATAATTTTAACGTAATCTTCCGGAATTGAATTTGGGGCAGTTCTGTCTGTAGTCCAAGGCTCTTTAATCCAAGGGATTTGATCAGAATTATTTACAAAATTAGATAATGTTTGATACTCTTCATTAGGTAAAAAATTATCTATAACATATACGTTTTTTGCAGAACTTCCTAATTTAGCGGCATTTGCTAAATAGATTTCATCTGGGCGATCAATCATCATATACCTATCATATCATAATTTTGTTGCGTACGTAACTTATAAAACAAACTTGCAATATGAGTATGAAAATGAATGCCTGGATGAGCATAATCTTTTGTCTTTTTATTATTTATGATTGAGTAATCAGACCCTCTTTCCCACTGTGGATGATCTTCAAACTCAAAATTATAATGTGAAAGACAATCATAAGAATAACCTGGCATAGAGTGTGAAAAATTTTTTAATTTAAAATCTTTAATTTTGGACATTTCTTGCAAAATTGCATAAGTAGGCTTATCCCATGTTGTCCAATATAACTTTATGCCATTTGTTAAACAAAATGATTCTAAAATATAAATAAAATTTACAGAATCTAATATTAATTGATGCGGAGAAACAGAATCTTCTATATTGCTTTTATCTTTTATTTCCATAAGTATGCGATTTTTACTGTACTGGCTAACTTTTGGATTGCAAAAGGTTAGTATTAAATTATCTGATTCATCCCAATACCTCTTGCTTAATCCCGATTTATAAAATTCTTTGTCTATTACAACCATACTTCTAAAAAAATCTGGAAATAAACAAAAAATTTCTTTTGGCATTTTATTATTCATACAGTATTTAATGATATTGGTACAAACATTTTTTACAGATGCTCCTTCAACGCCTAAATTAATGATGTTTTTGTTAATTTGGTTGCTTAAAATATTTGTCCATCTTGCCTCCTCTGGAACTCCAATACCAAAAGTTATAGAACATCCAGATGCTATTACATCTGAATTTTCATCAATTTCTCCACGAAAACCATACTTATTAATTTCGTATGTATTGTCATCATCAACAGTTACAACGTTAGCCTTGTCAAAAACATTAACACTATCAAAAACAACTGTGGAATTAGGATTGTGCAGTCCAACAATATTAGTGTTTGAAAAATGTTTTGTCAGATATTCTTTGTTTTTTTCTCTACCAAATATGTAAAAACCTAAAATATCCCTTGTGAAATAAGTCATATAACTATTCTACCATTAAACAAAATCAAACCAAAGTGGCATAATATACCTTGATCCATTTGAAGAAGCAACATGGTACCAATAGTGAATATTTCCAGGGAATAAAATTAAATCACCAACCTTTGGTTTAAATGATACCCCTTGATGAACAAAAGACAACTCTCCACCTGCATAATCATCGTTCAAATACACCCAACCTGCTAAGTGATTTCCATCTTTATGCCCTAAATCGTCTATTGGTATTAATTGACTATTGTTGTGTACCCATTGAGCAAAACGAGAATTTCTTGGTTTTATTTTTACATTGTATTCTTTTTCTATTAAAGACTGAATTTCAGGAATATATTTTTTTGAATAGTCAAGTGAATCATAATATAACAAAGATAAAGTAGGCTTGCCAGAGTTGTCAGTTTGAATAGAACGATTGTTGCTTATCTCTGTATTGTTCATTAATTCTATAATATTTTTACACTCTTCTTTACTTAGGTAGTTGTTAAATATTTTTATATTATCGGGACTACTTCCAATATTGGTAAAATTTTTGTTGGTTAATTCAGATATTACAATTGGTTTTTGCTCAACAAGTTCAATATTATTAAAATCTTTTACTAATTTCAACAACTGACTAATATCTTCTTGATCAGTATGAATCATAAAATCATATATTTCAAATTGTTTTGATAGTTCTTTTATTTGTTTAACAACATCTAACATTGAACCCTTTACGTGATGATGTTGTTTTCTTGGTGCTGCATTTTTATCATACTTAACATTTTTTTCATCTTCTGAACTATTCATAATAAGAGGATCAATGATAAGAATTGGCTTTACACGACTAAGATCAATCTTTTTAAATTGTTCCTTATATATTAAATTATCATCTACATATATGTATTCTGTATGCTTATTTGCTATTTCAATTGTTGTGTCTGAAGATCCAACCACAGCCAAATGAGTTTTGTATTGATGCTTATCCATTAATTTAACAAAATTTTCCATCCAAACCCTTGAAATTTCAACTCTTTTTTCAAGCGTATCAATAAGTGATGAATCAAGCATATAATGCTCTAGAACTATCCTTTCGCTATGTCCATTGCCTTCGTCCCCCCACCTTCCAGCAACAAGATTTACGCCAATTCTTTCAGGAGCAAAACGATTTAACGTATCAACAAGTTTAGCAGCGTAATCTGGACTTGTACCGTATGCTGGCAAAGCAATTGTCATAATTAATTGATCTGTTGCTTTTAATGACTCTGCAAGAACTAAAGAAAAATCTATACCTATTGGGCCATAAGGAAGCAAAACAGATTTTACTCCTGCACCATCTAACTCTTTTGCCATCTGCATAATTCCGTTAAGGTCTAAATGATCAACGCTATCATTTATTTGCCAATGCCTTCTCCACATCCAATGAAATGTTATAGGTTTTTCATTATGCATTATAAGTTTCTCTTCCTTTTGTTTTAAACCAAGATCCTATCTTGGCAGTGGCTACCTTTATGCGTAAAACTTCTGCAAATGTGTCATGAGATATTTCTGAACCAAGGTACTCTTGTCCAGTTTCAAGATCAATTAATTTCCATTTTCCAGGAGCCTTTGTGTGAAGAATTAAATCTATAGGATGTTCGTAATCTTTTACTTCAGATCCATTTAACAATTTTCTTGTTTTATTATTCTCTGTTAAATTTTTATGCTTCATATTTTAATTATACACTATACTATTGTAAACCAAACAGGCAAGGTATATCTAGTTCCAGACAACACCTCTTTAACTTCATGTGGATAATGCAAATTTCCAGGGAAAAACAAAAGATCTCCAATTTTTGGCTTCATAGATATTCCGTGAGTTTCAAAACTTATCTCTCCACCTTCATAATCATCATTTAGGTATACAAGTGTTGCTATTTCGTTATCTGTAATATAGCCAAGATCATCGACATGCAAGTTTAATCTAGACCCTTTTTCCCATTTAACAACTTTGAGAAGTCGTGGTTCTTTTTCTACTATATTGGTAAACCCATATGCTTTAATTAATTCTTCTTTAATTTTGCCTATTATTTTAAATTTATCAAATATATTTGTATGCATATGCATCCAATTAAGGGCCTCGCCTTTATCATCTTTTTGAGATGCAAAACTTAACATTGGTGCTTTTTCTAAAGAATTCATTAAATGTTTAATCTCTTCATCAGACAAAAAATTAGGAATAACTTTTATGTTATTTGAAGAAGATCCAACTGTTTCAAAAAAATTATTGTAAGAGTCGCTTCTTTTTATATCTTGTGGATCATTACCAACTGCTATATTATTAACTATGTATCCCATAAATCTATTATACCCTAATTTTCCAGGGAAAGTAAAGAGCCATTCGTAATCCCTATATAACAATTAAGGCAATAGATACCATCAATGATTGCTTGTGTGGCATTGAGTTCATTACAGAATTTGCATGGAATACCGTTCATTTTAACTCTTTCTCAATAGCCTTAATGGTTTTGCATGGATAGTTTGTTCTACAAGGGTGACAGACCTTCCCAATGAGGTTTGAGACCAGATCTGACTGTCCTTTGTGTAACTCTACTACTGCACGAAGGGCAAGGTATGGAGTCTCTAAAGTTCTACTATTCTGAAACTGTGGACTGTTAATGTTTGCAAGTAATTCGTCGTGTGTCATATATTAATTATATGCTACAAAACGGGAATTGTCAAGTCTTTAAAGTTCGGCGCGAAATAGAAGTAACAAACCTTCCTATGCCCTATACGGGCACTATTGGTTACTATCCTTATTCTTCTTGATGTATATATCATGAAATCCAAGAGTGTTTAGCAGCAACCCATCAACAGACCAATTTTGGTTATAATATAAGAATTCATTTACGCTTTGATATATCCCTACATGACCTTCATATAAAACACTGTCATAATTTAGATAAGAGGTTAATCCTATAACTCCACCAACATTAGTTAACTTAGAAGAATCTAATAAAAGTTTTCTTGCTAAAAGCCTATCTCTGTCTATGTCTAAAAAAATAAAATCATATTTTTTATCTAAAGTAGATAATATTTCTATTGCATCTCCTTTTATGGTATTTACATTGGGATGATAAGCAAATTTATTTTTTATATGCTGTTCATGTGTTATGGAATTATTTTTTGGAGCACCGACTCTATCCTGTAGAATACCTGGTGCACCATTATAATAGTCTAAAAGGTCAGCATTTTTAGCGTTTGTTGTGTCTATAATCATTTTAGCGGAATTACCCCAAAGGACCCCTACCTCTAAATATGATATATTTTTACTTAAAGTTTCTACGTAATCTTTTCTTGAACTAAATAGTTTTGCATTATTTAATTGATCTTTAGATATAGCATGTGCTTCTTCAAGTTCATAGACTTTATACATTTTTTCTTCATTGTATGCCAATGGTTGTCTAATTACTTTTGGAACATTCATGCATTAAGTTTATCAGATTTATCCCAAAGAACAAAACATTTACTACACTGAATGCCTGGATCTCTCATATACCAAGTATGGCTACACTTATTATCTGTTGCCTTATCCAATAATCGTTGTTTCCATCCTTTAGGAGGAGGCCAAGGAACTCCTATTGATGCTAAGCCTGCTTTTGTAAAGCCACCTTTGGGTGTTCGTAAATTTTTAATCTTTAAAAGAATTTCATCTTCTGTCATTATTTGGACCTTTTTTATACTTAGACACACAATTTACATGCTTTGTGCTTTTACTTTTCTTGTTCCATAATATCTGTGTACCAACTGATATTCTAACATTACAAGCAGAGCAGATACTAGGATACTGGCTTACAATCTTAATGTACTTAGGACCCTTTATGGGTTCCTCTTTTGCTTTCTTAAGTTCCCTTTTCCTAGATGGAGTTAGTATGTTTCCATATTTGTCATACTTTACAGTACTATAGGCATTGCTCTTTGTTCTGACTTGTTTAATCATATCACTCTGCTGCCAATATCTTAATTTCTAGTTCATCTTTATTCTCTGCTACAGTTCGAGAAGTCCAGTTAATAAGAGCGATAGTTCTAGTGATGTCATTATGAGATGTATACTCTGACTTGGCAACTTCCAGGTATCTGGATATGTCGTT